GTTTTGCATTGCTTTAACTTTCTGCTGTACGGTTGTCATTATGGTAGGTGTGAGTCTGTATTCGGTTGTTTTCGTAACGCAACCTATGAATGGCATGGCTCCAGCGGATAAGCAGTTTTTCCTAATCCTGTCAGATATGTCGAAGTACATATTGGGAAGTCTTGCAACGCTCCTCGCGGTCAAGGGCAAAGATGCTTTACCGCAATTTGTGCCACCAAACCTATCGACTAAAGAAGAGCGCGAGGATAAGCCCATACAGACCGTTACAAGGCGTGTAGAGCCACGTTTAGACCCTGTAAATACTGCTGCTCCTGTAGCGCAAGGATATGGCGGTAAACCTGCTCCTATCGAACCACCTCACCCGGAGATTGAATAATGAAAGTTATCAAAATTGCACTGTTAAGTATTCTGGCATTGACTGTAAACTTAAGTTGGGCTGGTGGCGAGGTTAAAGAGGTTTGCTCTAAGGAAGTTAAGAAAGGCAAAGAAGTAGAGGTCTGTAAGAAGATCAAGGTTCATAAAAAGCTGGACGGAACTAAAGTCCCCAAATGAATCCCTACTTCATAGCTGGCTCTGTAATGGCTGTAGTCTTAGCCTATGGCGTTGGTCATTGGCAAGGTGACGATGCTGGGCAAGCTAAGGTGCAGGCGCAGTGGGATAAAGAGAAGGCTAAACAAATGGCTGAGTATGCTGCTGCTCAAGAAGCTGCCCGTCAGCGAGAGCGTGATATGCAGACCAGTGCTGACAAGATTAGACAGGAGAAAGACCGTGAGCTTAAAGAAATTAACGCTCGTACCATTGCTCTTGCTAACAGCTTGCGCGACAGGAATCAGCGCCCCGCCGAAGGCAGTGGAATGTCCAAAGCCTCCGGTGCTGGACAAAGTGGTTGTACCGGAAAAGAGCTTTACCGAGAAGATGGAGAAGTTCTTATCAGGATCGCTAGAGAAGCCGACGAACTCCGACTTGCCCTCAAACAATGCTACTCCCAATACGAAGCAGTAGCTAAGTAATCCTCTTAAAAGCATAGGTAGGAATGTAGATTACAGGCTCAATGTCCTGCGAATCCTGCCTATCCCTCCTGCCTCCTAACCCGTAAGTAACCTCACACCATCCTTGCTGATGGTAAAACAGTCCATCTTCCCACTGAACAACAATCATAAACTTGCCAGATACTTCTGCTGCTAGTTGTTTCCCGTGCATCCACTTGTGCAGGGATAACATAAACGTATCGTACTTATTTCTAGGATTAGACCTACACTTTAGTTCAGCAAATCCACGGACATCTTTGTCTTTAGTTATCATCCAATCAACATAATATGCTCGTGGTAGTTTATGTAAATCAACACTCCATATTTCTTTAAGTATCTTTCCTATATCATGTTCTCTACTTAGGTCTTGGCTTGTTTCGTATATCGGGCGCACGTTTTATCTTTCCAAAGAATAAGTCATGTAGATAGCGGCTATTCTGTTTGACTTTCTCTAGGCGTTCTTTTCTAGCTTTATTTTGTTGCCAAGTCATTTTTTTCCTTTAAATTATTTCCATATCCTCATAGCAGCTTCTGCATATTCCATTGCGCTTCTAGCTGCTTGCTCATGGCTTACTGGTTTACCTTGAGCTATTACACCTGCTAAAGACACAGCATAGAGAACTAACTTAACGTCAGTATTAGATTTAATCGGTTCTTGAGTTTCCCACTTAGGATCGTCTGGATTTTTTCTAGGTCTAGCCATTGGTTTCTTTCACGAAAATACCATCTTTGCCAAGATAACCCTTACGATCTTTAATCTCTTGATAAGCAGACTCTAAGCACTGAGTTAGATCAAGGTTTTCAATAGCAGCAACATTAATAAGACATACAAGAACATCGCCAAGTCCATCAATAATTCCTGTTTTGTCTCTGGCGGCAATTGCGTCACGAAGTTCGTCCATTTCTTCATACGCTTTCCTCAATTGAGCTTCACTCGTTGAGTTCTGGATAATCCCTCTAGCCTCAGACCAGCGGATTACGTCCATTTCAGTCATATTCCAACTCATTTCTTTAATTCCCTTCTTAGCTTACGAACTTCTGCAATTAAGTGTTTCTGGTATATGTGCATCTTATGAACGTGCCTAGCAATCTCTGGCATCTTTCCATCTTCTAAGATTTTGACTATCAGCGGAGTGTCATCAAACATTTCATGCCGACGGACAATATCTAGTTCCTTTGGCGTTTTCATTTACATATTCTCCTCTTAGCTTCTTTCATATTAGTCTGCATTAACCATGACGCACATTGACCATCTGTAGGATTCACAATATTAGATTTACGTCCATCCTGATAGCCTCTCCAATAGGCTGACTGAACCTTATTTACAAACAGTTCACCGCCAGCCCAAAAGATCGCCAGAATGCAGACGACATACCATATAACTTTCACAGCAGAGCCTTAATATCTGCCACTGGCATACCAAAGGTTTCATGAATCTTCAGGATAATCTCTGCTGAAACATTAGACTTTCCATTACGGATACGACTAACGATAGGTGGAGCAATTTCTAGTGCTTTAGCAATGGCTGCATCATTCTTCAGATCGTATTTTTCTTTAAGTACGTCAAGTATCACTTTCTTCTCCTATAAAAATGCCCGTCTAATTCCGGGCTGCCAGCTTCATCTAAGGCCGGGTATCTGCATTCCCCTCGTTCTGATCGGATTTCAGCCGCCTTATCCCTAGTTGTCTTTCCAACTGTCATTACCGTCTTTCTCGAAAGCAGTGGTGCGTTTCTGCCCTCCGGTAACTGGTGGGAGTCCGTTGAAAACCTGCACAGACCTTGAACAGGTGGACTCCCGTAGATCAGAATTTAACTAAAGCATGAGTTTGCCTATGATGAATAACACACAACCAAACAACATCAAGAGGACTTGAATAATCTGGATGATGAGCTTCTGCTTTTTCACCGCAAACCCAACAAGGATGTTTTTTTACTAATCCATATTTAACTGCTTGTCTTAATTTTTGTTGAGCTCTTCTTCTATCTGGATGATGTTCACCCCATCTTTTATTAATTGCTTTTCTTAGCTCTAATCTATGTGGAAGTTTTGCTCTATCTCTATCGTATTGCCGTATTTTTTCAAGATTTTCTCCTCGATGTTTGCTTACATCTTTTTTTGCACATTCTTTGCATTTATTGAGATGACCGTCAGCCATCATCTTATGTTTATAAAACTCATCTAATGGCTTGACGATCTTGCACTTAAAACATTCCTTTGAACGAGTCATGATTAACCTTTCGTGCTAAAGACTAACCCATTATAGACCCGTTTTAATTAAAAGGGATATCATCATCAATGAATTTTTCAGGCTCCTGCTTTGGTTTAGCGTATGGGTTCTGTTTCTCTTTCTGCTTAACTGACAGGCTGAAAAACTTTTTGCCATCTTTCTTAGACTCTTTAATCCATCCTGATAGCCAGTAATCCTTTCCACCTACATTGATGCTTCCTGAATAGTCTGGATGCTTTTCTTCCTGCTTATTTTCATTACGGTATAGAGTGCCACGATTAGTATTGTCGTATTCCATTATTTACCCTTAAACAAATGCCAAGCTGCGAAAAAACCAGTAATTAAGCCCATAATCATTCCAATGGCTAAACCTGTGATTAATAGTATTTCGTTCATTTCACCGATGCCTTTTTCAATGCGCTACGTTGCTTAGAGTCAAACCTAGACCACAGTGCTGTTTTCCAGTCTGCGTCTAGTTCCTTAGTATTAATATATTCAACTGCACCATTTACGTCGCCCTTCTCAATTAACATCCTAGCTTCTACTGCAATTCCTTCAATTTCATCCTGATCTTCTTTGCTCATATTGTCAAAGACATCAAGCGTAATGGCTTTAGCAGATTTAGGATTATCTTCGCCAGTTATAGGCTCTATTGCATCATGTTCTACGATCTCAAGTGCATTAACGTATAAATAACGCCGTAAGTAAGTCTGTGTAGCTCCAAGATTCTGTACAGGCTGATTACCTTTCATATTGGCTTCAGCCATCGGGCTAGTAAATGAAATAGCCCCACCAGTATCAGTATCAATGATACGTAGCACAGCGTTATCCGCAGTAAAGCTGACAGTAGAGCAGAGTCCGAGTTCATAAAATATCTGGTTAATCGTCGGCAAGAAATCTCCGAGCTCAAAATAATAATAATTATTAAACTTATTGTGTCCAGACTTCTTGAGTTGCGTAGATTGGAGCTTGATTCGGGCTTGCTGGAGTTTTTGATAGACGAGCCATTGCTGCTGCTCATGTTCAGCTTGCTGTTGATAGTCAGTCATATTTAGCCTTTATATTTTTTATACTGCACAATATTGAGAGGTTGTGTTTCCTTAGTAGTTTGTACCTCTGCCATCTTTTTCTGCTCTTTAATAATGCGAGCAAAAGTCTTGCGTATGTCAGTCTTAGCGGCTGGAACATAGTCTTTCTTGTATAGAATTGAGCGTTCGTCTTTCATATAGAGCAAGCAATAATGTATAGAACAATCATTATCGCACCACAAATGAGAGGATGGTGAGAAAACCAATCGTTAGTATTAAGCAAAGTTTTCATTGGATTCAATAATATTAGCGAGTTCATGAATGTCTCTCGGTGGGATCATGAGAGCCTCGTAAGCAATAGTTAGGATTTCTTCTTCTTCAGGAGTCTTGTTCTCTTTATCCTCAAGGTTATTTGCCAGCAATCGGATAGTGTAGACAAGCTCTGCGATTTCCCAGTTGTGCATATTAGTTTTCATTGGTTAGCCTCCTATATTCATTTAATAATTTCCAGTAACCATCTTCGTCTAGTGCTCGCTCATAACTTCCGTCTTGGCATTTCTTCCAGTGAGCATTCTTGTGTGCAATCTCATCAAGTTTTTGCTTCATCTCATCAATAGTCATGACGGTTCTCCCATTGCATAGTTTTCATATCTTGATGGTAGTTCCAAATATCTTCAGCAGTAGGCTCATCATTAACGTACTTTGAGTGTTTAGACTCATAAGCAATCATTCCTGCGATGAACCTTGACAGATGACTGCTCAATGCTTCAGGATTGTGACGATGGGTAGCCCAAACATTAAAGAACTCGATCATGTTTTCACGCAAGTCACCTTCAGTCATGCCATCAACAAAGTCTTGTGATTTCTTATCAAGGATCATCTGGAGGCACTCGTATTCAAATTCATGGCGTTTCATATTAATCTCCTAGAACTGTTTGGCCTTAATATATTGAGAAACCATCGCATATTGTTTTTCTCTGCGTAGAACCAAAATAACTCGGTTCAATGCTCGTTTAATTTTGCGTTTATTCTTGCCAATTTGAGAAACTGCTTTCATATTGATCTCCTAGTTAACGCCGCGCATTGCGGTAAGACAATATTCACATAAAACAATGGTTGTGTGTAAAAAACATTTCTATTAACTTTAATTAACCAATAGGTAAAATGTATATCCCAAAAAAAGGAAGTCGCAGGTACGAGTTATATCAAATTGTTAACAAATCTCGTGGCATAACGACTCACAGGATCATAGAAAAGCATGGGTTATTCGGGCTTCCTGCTCACTACGAAATGACCAGTGAGCTAAATACACTGGTTCGTCTAGGGTGTATTAAGTGTAAAGACAATATATACTTCCCAATTACACAGAATGAACCTTTCCTAGAGGATAAAGATATAGTGCCATCTAGGGAGCCTAAAGAGTTCAAGCCATTAAAGACGTTTTTACCTAAAGAATCTCCAAGAGGTCAGCCAATTGAAGCCAGAAGTTTCAAATACTGCAACAGTAGAATCAAAGTCCAAAACCCAAACAATATATAGTTTTAACAAGAAAGTCTGTCCTAGCTGCAAGAAAACTAGGTCAGCGATTCAGTTTCAAAATTCTGAGCTTTGTAGGATTTGCACATTGCGCGGAAACAAGGTATAGTTTTCTCAAAGGCTAGGTTAGCTACCGAAAAGACGATTCGTTACCGTCCTGCCTTGATTCTTCTGTAACGATAGCCAAGAACGTGAGGCATATATGTTATTTGCATATCAAGCAACATTAACGACTGAAATTTATGTTTCTTCAATAGGTAACGTTTGCATTAAGCAACTTGATTATCCTGAAGAAGATCAGCTCGTTGTATTAAATCCAAATCAAGCAAAATGGTTGTTAAGTAAGCTTCCTCAACTTATTGAGAAAGCGGAAACTATTTTTGAATCTGAAATCCAAATTGAAAGGAGCGATGATGATTCTCGTTCCTAAAAATTGGGGGAAATTCCAGCACTACAAAGACCGTTGCCCACCTTGGATAAAGTTGCATCGTGACATTCTTAACGATAGGACTTTTGCTAATCTTCCAATCGCTAGCAAGGCGCTAGCACCTTTACTTTGGTTGCTAGCAAGTGAGTCAAAAGATGGTAGTTTTGATGCTGCTATCGAGGAGCTAGCATTTCGCTTGCACATTGCTAGCAAGGATATAGAGTCAGGACTTAAGCCTTTGATAGATAAAGGCTTTTTTGTTGATGCTAGCACTATGCTAGCACCTTGCTATCAAGTTGCTATCCCAGAGACAGAGAGAGAGACAGAGAGAGAGAAGATTACGCTTGCGCGTCCTGATGATATTTCTGAAGAACTTTGGAAGGACTTTAAGAAGTTGCGCGAGAAAAAGAAGGCTCCTGTCACTGAACTTGTTTTAACGAAAATTAGATCTGAAGCTAAAAATGCTGGAATTACTTTATCGCAAGCAATGGAGGAAATGTGCGTTAGAGGATGGACTGCATTTAAGGCTGATTGGGTAAAGTCAAAAAATAAGCCATCCAGCGATTTTGATGAAATGCTTCGGAGGGCAAAATGATTGATGACTTCCTTTCGCAATTACAGAAAGTTCATGGACGTAATGGTCGCTGGACTGCTTGTTGTCCTGCTCATGGCGATAAGTCTCCATCCCTCGCGGTTCGAGAACTGGATGACGGGCGAATCCTCGTCAAGTGCTTTGCTGGATGTTCTGCTGCGGAAATAGTTGAGTCTGTAGGAATGAGACTGACTGATCTTTTCCCACCTGATGATGATTCTTTGGCTTATCGTGTCAAACCTGCCAAACCAGAGCGCAAACCGTTCTATCCATCCGACCTATTGAAAATAACGCGATTTGAGGCGTTAGTCGTCGCGTTGGTAGCTAGAGATATAACTCGCGGAAAAAACGTCTCAGAAGGCGATTTAGAGCGTTTAAACGTGGCTTTTGAGCGTATATGTGCCGTAGTTGGAGAGATAGATGAAAAATACACTTGAAATTAGGGCAGAGCAGCTTGATGAAGTTATCCGTCAGCAAAAAATATCGTCGCGCAACATTGATGTAGACAAGTACCTACATTTCCATGATGTAACTACTCAAGTGAAGGATGCGACTGAGTGGCTTGCTGAGATGGAAGAAAGCTATATCAATCCTAGTGTTGACAGTAATGTAACTATGCCGTGGACTACGACTCATGGAGACTTCAAGTTTCGGATGGGTGAGGTAACGGTTTATGGTGGGACTAACGGTTCGGGTAAGTCTCTTATCACAGGGCAAATTGCTTTGAATTTAGTGCGTCAAGGCAAGAAAGTATGTATCGCGTCGTTTGAGATGCAGCCGAAATTGACGTTATGGCGAATGATTCGTCAGTTCAGCGGTGAGTTTATTGATGATCCACTGGCATCGGATAGGGGTAGATATATCAGTCCGTTGATGGCGAGGTTTGCTAAGTTTATCAAAGGCAAGTTATTTATTTACGATCAGCAAGGAACTACTACGCCAAATAAGACGATAGCGATGGCGAGATATTGCGCTATGGAAAAAGGAATAACGCATATCTTTATCGATTCGTTGATGAAGTGCGTAGAGAAAGAGGATGACTATAACGAGCAGAAGCGGTTTGTTGATGAGATGTGCTCATTGGCTAGGGATCATGATGTTCATATTCACTTGATTCATCATATCAGGAAGCAAGAGACTGATGAGAAGCAGCCGAACAAGAATGATTTGAAGGGTTCAGGATCGATAGCAGATCAAGTGGATAACGTGTTCTTGGTTTGGAGAAACAAAAAGAAAGAGAATATGTTGAAGCAAGGTGAAGTTGGTCTGGATGATATTGCAGATACATATTTAATGTGTGAGAAGCAGAGAAATGGTGATGCTACAGAGTGGTACAAGTTATGGTTTCACTCAAGCAGCCAGCAGTTCGTAGAAAGATTAGGAGGGTTTCCAATTGACTTCGATAACGGTGGAAGATTTGCGCCATAGGTGTGAAGTCAGATACGTCTTAGCAATAAGAGCTACTAATAGAGATGAGGCTATGAAATATTTATCTATGGTTCAGGAAAAAAGAAAAGAAAAAGCAAAGAAGTTAATTGATGATTGTAAAAAACAATGGGAACTAGGAAATAGAGGTCAATGGGGAGACTGGCGTGATTAGAGCAGCTAGAACAGACGAAAACCAGAAGTCCATCGTAGAGTTTCTAAGAAAACATCACATGGAAGTCCAGCATTTACATAGCGTAGGTAAAGGATGCCCTGATTTATTAGTAGGTTACAAAGGTGTTAATGTATTACTAGAAATAAAGAGAGATGAGACTAAGAAGCTGACTCCAGATCAGGTTATCTGGCATCACAACTGGCGAGGTCAAGTTGCTACTGTAGCAACATCTGAGGAAGCCTATAACGCAGTAATGGAACAACTTAAGAGATTTAAGCTATAGCAGATAGTTAATCGATAGAAATATATTTGTTGCGTCAAAATAATGCAATAGGCACTATTGATGCTAATAAATATTATGGAAAAAAATAAATATGAATAATGAAAAATCAAAATACTTTAATCCTCTTTCGGATTGGCGAGAAACTATTTGTGTTGGAGATATATTAATTATGCCTAGTGGCTCATGGAGGGCAGTTCGCACTGTTAAGTATTGGCCTGATGATGATTGGTGCAAATCTAGGCGTGGATTATTGGCTTATATTGATTTTGCCATTAGGCGTTGCTCGTGGACAGGAAGGCCGGAAACAACTGTATCAAGGCAAACAATAAAAAAATGGTCAAAACTTCAAGGTGCTAGAGCAAAGTTAAACACAGATGCAGATAAAAAATTGTTAGATGACATTGAAAGAAAACTGCGTTTTTCAAAAGAATCATATAACTACGATTGCTGTGATGCAAAATCTTTCATATAGATAAAATTTAATTTATGAAACAAATAGATCCTAATGAGGCAGTTGACTTTTTGATAAAAAACGCAGCCGCATATGCACAAGCCAAAGCAGAAGTTGTTTACTTAACTGAACATAGAAAGACAGTTAAGGCTATTGGGTTCAAGAATTCATTAAAAAATACAATGGCTGAGAAAGAAGCAGATGCGTATAGTTGTGCTGAGTACATTCAATGCGTTGAAGGGCTGAAAGAAGCTGTAGAGGAGGCTGAAAGGCTTCGTTGGATGTTGGTAGCGGCTCAGGCAAGGATTGATGTATTTAGGACGTTAGAGGCTTCTAATCGGAATATAGACAGGAATACTCAATGAAATCTGAATATGACTTTTACTTTAAAGATCAATATACAAAAAGTCTCGCTAAGAAAATAAAGTATTTAAGAAACTCAAAAACACCAAAAGTTACACAAGAGCAACTTGCTAAGATAATTGGAGTAGCTAGACCGGCAGTTGCTCAATGGGAAAGTGATGTTTGTCGAAATAGGTCAATGCCTTCTTTGGATAAATTATCTCGTGTTGCTGAGTATTTTGATGTTGATATTTCTTTTTTAATTAATGAAGATATTGAAGTTGATTCAAAAAATAATATTAAGAAAAGGCAAGATTTGCCAATAATTGATTATTTAGAATCTGTTCCATTGGATGCTATACATGAATATGAGCATAATAAGTTATGTAAACAAGAAATAAAGTATGGTTTTATCTGTAAAAAAGCTCTTGAGGAAATTAAACGTTTGCAAGCAGAAATAGAAAAATTAAAGGAGAGTAATGGATAACATTGAGATTCTAGAAGACATTTTATTGTTATGTCCTCCGCCAGAAACAGATAATGAGATAGTGGCTTATTTCTCTACGATAATGAAATATCGCAATGTTAGTGGAATAGATATTGCAGATCATGGTGATAAGTTTGTTGCGGTATATGGGAAACGAATTGCTGAAGGTAAAACTCCAGCAGAAGCCATTAAAAATTGTTTGCTATTAACTGATTTACTAGGATAAACATGACTAACAAAACTGGAATTTATAAAGCGATTAAATCTGCTGGAAACCAAAAAGAACTAGCTTTTCAGTTGGGTGTTACTCAGCAAGCTATAAGCCATTGGAACAGGCAAGGATTTGTACCTACTAATAGGGTTGTAGAAATAGAGTCACAGTATGGTATTAACAGATTGGAATTAATTGATCCTAGCATTATTGATTTGGTTAATCCTTTAAGAGATTTTGCATAAAATGAGTCTGTGGCGAAAGCGGATGATTGATGATTTACAGAAACAAAAAGCTATTAGAGATAGTGAGAGAGTTCCCATGCCAGCACTGCGGAAAGCAGGACGGAACGGTAGTAGC